CCTTCGTTTTGAGGTGCTGAAGGATCACTAACAACATAGATATTAGTTACGTAATGTAGTCTTCTTTTTTGAGTTCTAGCTTTTTCTTTATCGCTATCTAAGCCAGTGTTCCATAACTTAGAATTTAATTCACCAACTGGATCGTTTTGACCGATTGAAGTAAGTGAATTTTCGATATACCATAAGCCAGTAGGACCTTTAAAACCGTGATCCCAATATCTTACAAAGGGAAGATTATCTTCCGTACCAGGGAGGAATCTAATAACGGCATAACCATTACCTGCTTTATCTACTGTTGGTTTCCATATTCTATCATCAACATATGACTTAGTCTCGCCACTGCCGGCTGATTCTGCTGCCTTAATAATTTTGTTGATATTAGAACCGCGATTGCGTTTGAGTGTTTGAAATGACATCGTATTGTCTCCTTATTACTGAAATATTGACTGAAGTATAATATTATATATACTAGTTAAATAACGACGAATCTATAGAATTCTTCTTTGGAAGAAAATTTAGATCCATCGCTTCCGCTTCAAGCTTATCTTTTATAACTGGTGATATAAACTTTCGAATGTCTTCGATTTCTATATCGTTAGTTTCACAAACCTTTATTATTGCATCCATATATGGAATCTTAAGATCTGCTACGGTCTTTTCGATAAGCTTTGTAAATTTAGACTTTGTTAAAAATTGTTCTTCTATTTTCATCTGTCTAAAACCCTTAATAATATTGTATCTTTATTGATACGACCATTCGGTGAAAACGTTTTGGTGGTTACACCTTTCCAAGCTTCATCAATTTGCTTTGGTGTTTTTGATAAGAACATTGGTAAGTAATCGTCAGGCTTACGTAAAGTTACTGCTCTACTTGTTGACTTATTGAAGTTCTTAATAGTCGAACCTGATATTATAAATCCACTTGGACTATCTGTAACGTACTCGGTAACGACTTTATATTTACAATTAAAGGTATACAACCTATGTTTGTTTGGTATTTGTATTGGATTAATAGATACAATCTTAAAGTCAGTATCTTCTTTCTTGTATTGTACTTTTGATACTTGTTTATCGATTGCAACTGAACCTTTAATTTTAACGTTACGAGATGCTTTACTTGCAGATTTAATTCTATCTAAATCAGATAGCATTTCTTTACAGACTTTAATTCTGTGATTGAGGACCGACCGTTTAAGGTGGGAGTAACCTTCGACAGCTTGATCGCATCTTTTGTGGTATGCGTCTTCATAATCAAGAAGCCAGCCCTCAATCATTGGCTTAACGTGACTTACTGCAGCGTTTGTTAAGCCATGGAACTTGAACCTATCGTATATGTTAATAGTGGCATCTTCACCATCGATCCACTTGTCTTCTAGTTCAAGTAACTCTTGCATTATTGTATTTCTAATCTTACGTGTCATTTTTTCTTGTATAGTTAAAACAATCACGTTAGTTTTCTTTTCAGCTTGTTTTTTCTTATATAACTCTTTACCTGTTTCGATAAGAGGAATAATATAATCAAATAATGAATTTAAAAATTCTTTGGCTTTATCACCGCCAAGATCATTATTTTTATATAAATCATTATTATACCAAAATGCAGTTGCTGCATGATGTGTCATATTAAATTTCCATTCTGGATGACTCAGTATATACTTAGCTGGTTCCGGAAAGTTTTTCTTAATCCAAGTTTTAGTTTGTGTTAAACAATCTTTTCTATCAACTTGTAAATGAAAATATTCTTTTACTGCATCGAAACCTTTATCGATTGGAACGCCAGCAAGACCAGTTCTTGCTTTTGCTCTTGCATTTTTCTTTCTTGTTTTCTTACCTTTTAATGCTGCTAAACTCATAATTTATTCTCCCTTATATAATCGCCAACTGCGCCTTTTACAATATTTGGATATTCACCTAAGTAAGTACCCGCTTCTAACATATCTTTGGTGAGTAGATATTTGTGTGGATGATTAATGGCATCCCAATTATCTAAGATATGTTTTGCTAACTGATCAAACTCCTGATCAGTTATTAAATTTTTATCAAGCTTATAATATGCATAAGAGCACATTAAATATTTTGCTACTGGATTTTTCATTAAGCATAACCTCTTGATTTAAGAGATTGTTCCATTGCTTCAGTATCGGTGTAATACTTATCCTGATGTGCAATATTAATTTTAGTAGATATAGCAGCAGCCAATCCACTATTCTTTTCGATTAACTTTTGAGCAAACTCATCTTGGTGAATAGGTGACATTGCTTCTAGTTGTTTGATAATTGTATCATAATTAAACATAATATAAACTCCCGATTTTTTATTATACTTATATTCTACCATACTTTTGAGTAAATGTACACAGTTTTGTTATTAACATGTTAATTAGTTCCTACGCATTGTTGCATATTCTTTAGCATCTGCATTTTTACTTACAGGCACCATGTTTGATTTATGCATAGTAGCAATACCGGTGATGAAGGTACCAGTGTAAGTATTTTGTTTGGACTTACCAACAATAGGACCGGTATAGTCACTAGTTGGTAGAGAACGTGAAAGCTCTTTATAATTAGGAGCTTTGATTCCTGAATCTTTAGCTTTGTTTTTAAGTTGGCTTGGATGTACGCCACGTGACATTAGCCACTTATCATGTTCTGCTTGAGCTTTGGCCCAGCCTGGTTTACGAAATGGTTTACGCTTTTTACTATTATTATTTTTGTTATAATATACTGGCATTAAGTGCATTGTCATAGTTCAACCTTTTATTTTTATTTTACCATAGATTTGCGTAATTGTAAAGGAAAAAAGCAACAACAGCTAAAAAAATTATAACTGAAAATCTGTACATTAATTTTATTATTGCTACAAATGATCCTACAAGAATAGCACCAGCTACTGCGAAGAAGAGGAGTTGAAAGAATAGTGGTGCTAGTTCTTGTATTTCTGATGGACTTGGCATTTGCCTTCTCTCCAAATTAGTTAAAATTCTGTGGGGCGGCGATCAATCCATCCAACTCTACCGACCGATAAGCCCGCCCCTTGGTAGAGTTGGGGAACGTTTTATACTCCGACTCTGGTTCCCTGGGTAGCTCCGCACCTGTAAACCCCGACGCCCTTCTGCTTCTGCCTATTTGCAACTTCTCCTTCAGACGCCCTGTCGGTTACTTTCGCTATGTCATTTTTTATACTCCCTTTTTAATTTTATAATAATATTATACACTAGTTTTTTGTCTTTGTAAAGGAAAAAATGCACTTATTTGAAAAAAAGTGATTAACATATTAACTATCTTTCCAATTAAAAATATTTTTATTTTTAGCTTCTTCAAGTTCTTCAGTTAATTCTTTTATACGTTTATATAAAGCGTATTTTTCTTTAGTTTCTTCAGCTATTTGCTTTTTTAGCAAATCAACTTCAGTGAATGCTTGGGTCGTCATCTTCAATTTCCTCCAACTTAAATATAAACTCCATACCATTATCATTATGAGCCTGATGAACCATTTCACCAAGATGATAATCTTCACCTTCTACGGTGAATACTATTTCGTTTTCTTCGTTAAATTTTTTAGCGGCTGCTTTTTTAAAATCGATAATATTAGATTTATTTTTTTTAGACATACATACTCCTAATTTTAAAACTCGAGTTATTGTAACTCGAGTATTTTATATTTTAATGGTTTTGTGTATAAAGATTGTAACCTTTTTAATTCTTTACCGAATTCTAGTAAAGAAATGTAAAAGTACTCTTTAGTGTTGTTTGGGTATGTAAGTTCGATTGTAAACATTTTTAACTCCTCATGTTTCATTTTATAATAATATTATACACTAGTTTTTTGCAAATGTATACAAAAAAGTGATTAACTTGTTAAATGTTTTGCATGAATTCTACAACCTATAAAGTTGTTGTAGTAATCATCTCTAAACAATACATTGTGATCAAATTGAAGCTTTGCTTCATAGTAAGACATTTCGCCTTTTGTTTTACAGAGTTTTAATATTTCACGTTTGAATCTTTCTTTTCCGTGTTGTTCCACGAGTTGGCGTACTTCAGCGGATGAGCCGTAGTAGTCCTTCCAATCTGATTCAACACGTGTTCGTACACGTCTTTTACGTGTTTTATTGATGGGAAGAACTTTAGGTTTCCAGAAGTTCTTCTTTCCAATATATTTTTTGTTGGTATGAATTTCGGTAAGTTGGTATACAAAGCCTTGATATTCCTCTGGTGTGTCTTCAAAAATTACATCATTATATGTCCACATCTTCGACTTCTTCTGCTTCAATTTTACTATTACAAATAGGACAATACTTTGGTTCTTTATAAGATGCTACGTAAGATACCTCATCACATTCTTCGCATTCTATCTGGTAATCTTTCAAGTATTTGCTCCCTTCTTTCTCGCGTTGCACTTGCCCACTCAGCAATTTCTTGAGTGGTTCTTCCACAACCTATGCAAAAGTTTTCTCTAAGAGTACATATTTTCACACAAGGTGAAACTACTTTAGAAATCGATTTCACAGGCGCCACCTGCACAGGCGGCTGCACCGAGAGTGTCAACATCAGTATACTTCTTTTCT